TGCTCGGCCAGACCGGTGCGTCCAGAGCCAACTCCTTCATCTATGAGCACGATCTCGGCGCCAGCTTCACCGCTGAGCAGTCCGCTGACATTCGTGCTGGCAAGTTCGAGAAGGTCCGCACCGGCGGCTACTGGACCATCAACAGCCGAAAATACTGGGCCGCCCATGCTGACTATCGTCTGCACTGTGGGGACACAGAGCTGACTACCCATCATATGCTGGTCATCCCCGACAAGCCCTTCTATAACGGCGTGATGAATGACACTAACGTCACGACCGGCTCCTACTACGGCAGCAAGATGAAGACCTCCGGCCTGGCCAACGCTCTGGCCACTGTCAAGGCTGACTTCGGCGCAGACCACATCCTGACTCACAGGATCCTCTTGCCTAACGCTGTCAGCAATGGCGCCAGCTCCGGCTGGGCATGGTACGACAGCCAGATCGACCTGATGAACGAGCACATGGTCTACGGCTCCTACGCATGGGGCGGCGGAGTGCAGAACGGCTACGACACGGGCATCGACAAGAGTCAGCTGGCTCTGTTCCAGGCACGCCCGGATCTGATCACGAACAGAGAAAACTGGTGGCTGAGAGACGTCCGGTCGGCGACGATTTTCTGCTATGTCTGCAACAACGGTAATGCCAGCGCCTGGAGCGCCTCTTACTCCATCGGCGTCCGCCCGGCTTTCCTGATCTATTGATCAAAAATCCCGGCCCCTCGTGGGCCGGGTAAGTCTAATCAAGGAGATAAGATAGCGTGTCAGACATTCCCAAAAGTAAAAGAGCATATTCCAACCTGGAAGCGCACCACAAGGCGCTGGACATCCGCAGAATGATCGCGGCGGAGCTCCTGGCCAGCTTCGCCTATAGCGAGAAAAAGCTGGAGGCAGCCATCCAGAAGCAGACCAAGCACATCCAGGACCCAGAGCGCAAGGCAGAGGTGGCGCAGGCCATCCGGAGCCTGGAGGAAGACTTCGCCTGCTGGTTTATCAAACGCCACCGCGACCGAGTGGACGACCTCTGCTGCGACATCGCGCAGCACCTCAGAGGTGCCAACACCATCTGGCCCACCTACCATTTCGAGTACAAGGACAGACGCGGCGAGCTAAACCAGGCGCTGAAGTGCTGCAACAAGCTCCAGGACGAGCTCCAGTACATCGCCGAGTCGCTGCCAGCAGACAAGAACAAGTACATGGACATCGTGCTGGAAGTCGAGGCCCTGTTCAACATGATCAAGGCACTGCGGCAGTCTGACAACCGTTTCCTGAAGCATCTGAAAGACTAAGAATATAGGGTGTCCTCTGTACGGACCGTCCAGTCGGCGACGAATTTCTGCAATGTCAACAACAACGGTAATGCCAACAACTGGAACGCCTCGAACTCCATCGGCGTCCGCCCGGATTTCACAACTGCACAAAGTCATCGGGCAAGTTCCCGCGTGCAGCAATGGGAAAGGAGAGGCCATCCTTCCAGCGGAAGCTGGTAAATGCTAACCAGGACGCTCCCGGTCACGACCGATGGGGCTATCGCGTGGTTTTTATATGACTGTATATTTTGATGCTAATAACATTTATGACGCCGGGACCAAGGCGATGCAAAGCAGCAAGTTCAAACACGGCACCCAGCTGTTCGAGATGAACCACCTGCTGACCACTGCCCACATCCGGCAGGACTTCATCACTGGGGGCTATAAACCGGAACCAGGCAACAAGTTCCCAATCAACGAGCGCGGTCATCCGCGCTACATAACCAGCAACACGATGGTGGACAAGACCGTCAACCATTTACTCTGCGACGAAGTGCTGACGCCGTCCATCAGCAAGTATCTGATCTATGACAACGGTGCATCGCAGAAGGACAAGGGCGTGGCCTTCCACCGTCACCGCTTCGAGGCTCATCTGCATCAGTATTTTATGAAGAACGGCACCAACGAGGGCTATGTTCTCCTGGTGGACTTCTCCGGCTATTATGCCAATATCCCGCATGACAAGTGCCTGGAAGTGCTCCAGGCATTCCTGGAGCGAGAGGTCGAAGACCCTGAAACGCTGGCCATCACTGAGATGCTGCTGCCGCTCATCTTCAAGACCTTCGAGCAGGACGTCTCTCGCTTCACTGACAAGGAGATCGAGGCAATGATGGCTGGAAAAATCGACCCGATGCTGAACTACGGCGTGGATCCAGCGCTCCTGACCGGCGAGAAAATGCTCCGGAAGGGTGTGGACATCGGCTCCCAGCCTTCGCAGAACATCGGCATCGTCTACCCCTACCGGCTGGACAATTATGCCAAGATCGTCAAGGCAGTCAAAGGGTACGGCCGTTATACCGATGACTCCTACGCAATCGCCCGGACCCGGGAGGAGCTGCTGGAACTTCTGGACGGTCTGGAAAAGGAGGCGAAAGAGTATGGGCTGATAATTAACCGCAAGAAGACCAGGATCGTGAAATTGTCCTCGGAGTTCCGGCACCTGCAGGTGTGCTACTCCTTAACGGAGACCGGCAGAGTTATCCGGAAGATCAACCCGAAGAACATCACAAGGGAGCGGCGCAAGCTGAAGGCATACAAGCGCCTGCTTGCTGATGGCCGTATCGACTATGCGACGGTCGAGAACGCCTTCAAGTCCTGGCTGGGGAGTCACTGGAAGTATATGTCGCATGATCAAGTTTATAACATGAGCAGCCTCTACCTGGAGCTGCTCGGAAGGAGACCAAAATGGAAAAAAGGACATGGAAGGTTACACTGGCTGATGGCACATCCCTCGACGGCCTCGACCTCAACGGGAACAACTACATCAGCTCCACCGCCGTCACCGAGGACACCTTCACCGGTAAGCTCTCCAGCGTGACCATCGAGGGGCCTGACGGCACCCAGACCTATCAGGACATGAAGCTGGTCCAGATCAGCAAGGTCGGCAAGAGTTACTGGTTTATCCTGGCCGAGAAGACGGCTGAGGAAAAGCAGAAGGAGCTCGCCGCAGCTGCTCTGGCCACCAACGCCAACAGCATCACCGACCTTCAGCTCGCTCTGGCTGAGGTCTATGAAATGATTATCGGAGGTAAATAACTATGGCTAAAGTTTACGCAGCCCTCATCAAGAAGGGGCTCAAAACCATCAACGACGTGCCCGAAAATCTGCGCGATGAAGTCCGCGCGCTCCTGGAGGAGTAAGATGATCCGGCGCTTCAGATCCTGGCTCAGAAAGGAGGTGAACAACATGGCAGTCATCTACGTCGCCCTGATCGTCAAGGGCAAGCGTACCTACGACAGCGTCCCTGACCTGATCAAGCCCCAGGTCAAGGAGATGCTGATCGACCTGGAACTGGCAGAGCTCGTCACTGAGTAAAGCCCACAATGCCCCCACGGAGATATTCGTGGGGGCATAATTCCTAGCAAATAAAAAGAAGGAAGGTACACAACATGAAAACTGGAATTTGCACAGCAGTGGGAGTCGTGGGCGGCTTCATCGCCAGCCTTTTCGGAGGCTGGGACGCAGCTCTGACCACGCTCCTGATCTTCATGGGCGTGGACTACGTCACCGGCCTCATCGTTGCCGGCGTGTTTCACAGATCCCAGAAGTCCACAGACGGCGCCCTGGAGAGTCGCGCCGGCTGGAAGGGTCTCTGCCGTAAAGGCACGACTCTCCTGGTGGTGCTGGTAGCCTGCCGCCTCGATCTGGTCACGGGCTCCACATTCATCAGAGACACGGCGATCATCGCCTTCATCGCCAACGAGACGATCAGCATTATCGAGAACGCCGGACTGATGGGAGTGCCTATCCCTGCCGTCGTGGCGAAGGCCATCGACATCCTGAAACAGAAGGCAGAGGGCGACGCTAACACCGGCCCCGGCAAGGAGTAAGCCATGAAGGCGACAGGGTCCTCCACCGAGAGGACCATCTGGAACTACTTCTGCTGCAAAGGTTTCAGCCCGGCCGGTGTGGCCGGGCTGATGGGCAACCTCTACGCCGAGAGCGGGCTCAATCCGATAAACCTCCAGAACACCTACGAGAAGCGCCTGGGCCTCACGGACGCCGAGTACACGGCCGCCGTGGACTCCGGGAGCTACTCCAACTTCGTCCGCGACAGCGCCGGCTACGGCCTCGCGCAGTGGACATACTGGAGCCGCAAGGAGGCCATGCTCAACTACGCCCGGAAGACCGGCGCGTCCATCGGCGACCTGATGATGCAGCTCGACTTCATGTTCCAGGAGCTGAAGGGCCACGTGGCCGTCTTCCAGGTACTCCGGACAGCCCGGACCGTGAAGGAGGCGTCCGACATCGTGCTGACCAAGTACGAGCGCCCGGCCGACATGAGCAACGCCGTCAAGGTAAAGCGGGCCGGCTTCGGCCAGGCATACTACGACGCCTACGCAAACACTACAACAACCTCAGAGAAGGAGGAGATCACCGTGAGCAACAGCCCTCTGGTAACGTACACCAACATCACCAAGAACAAGACCAGCCCCCGCAACCACGCCATCGACACCATTACGATCCACTGCATCGTGGGCCAGTGGACGGCGAAGCAAGGCTGCGATTTTTTTGCCACCACTGACCGCGAGTGCAGCGCCAACTACATCGTCGGCAAGGATGGCTCCATCGGCCTGTCCGTCGATGAGGCGGATCGCTCCTGGTGCACTTCCAGCCGTGAAAACGACAACCGCGCCATCACCATCGAAGTCGCCAGCGACACCGAGCACCCCTACGCCGTGACCGATGCAGCCTACGCCGCACTGATCAAGCTGATAGCCGACATTTGCAAGCGCAACGGCATCAAGAAGCTGATCTGGTCCACCAACAAGGCCGACCGCGTCAACCACTCCAACGGCTGCAACATGACCGTGCACCGCGACTATGCCAACAAGGCCTGCCCGGGCCAGTACCTCTACGACCGCCACGGCGCCATCGCTGCGGCCGTCAATGAGCTCCTGGGCTCTGGCACTACCCAGCCATCCGAGGCGGCTCCGGGGGCCGTCCAGGGCTTCCCTGCGACGCCCTTCACTGTCCGCGTCATTATCCCGGATCTGAACTACCGCAAGGGCCCCGGCATGAGCTACGCGGTCAGAGGCCAGACCGGCAAGGGCGTCTTTACCATCACCGAGGTGCAGGACGGCTGGGGCAAGCTGAAAAGCGGCGCCGGCTGGATCTACCTCGAAAACCCTGACTACTGCACCATCCAGGGCGTCGCAGCGAAGCCGGCCGAGCCGGATCCTGCTGACGTGCTGGCGCAGGAGATCGCCGGCAAGGTGAAGGGCTCCGGACTGGATCCTGCTGACGTTCTGAACAGGACCAAGAAGATCCTGGGCGTGGCATGATCGCCCTGATCAGCGTGGTGGCTCTCGTATTCCTGGGAGCCTGCTGCGCGGTCACAACAGCCAGCAAATACATGATAGACTAAGAGAGCCCCGGCACCCGCCGGGGCTCTTTTGCTTTATACGGCAATTCTGAGGACGACATAGTCCCGCAGCACGATGATCTTCGGGGTTCGAGTACCGTCGCGCGGGCTCCACCATTCGGGCCGTACTCGAACACGTGAGTGCGGGCCCTTTTCTCGGATATTGTAAAATATCAGCGCCTCATCGTTGCGGAGCTCGACTCGGGCGATGAACGTGTCAACTAACCGAGCGCGGAAGTCGTCATCCGTGACGTCTCCGACGCGGAAGGAGCGCAGCCAGGCCTCGACCACCTCATGGGTGAGTCGGGGCCTTTTTATTTCTGCCCGCTGGATCTCCAGCACCAGCCGCTCCTCCTCTTCCTCCAGGGCAGCCAAACGAGAGACCAGGCCACGGGCCCCGCCTTCTTCTATCGCGTCCAGCAAGTTCCGCTGGCGCTTTTTATTTGAGTCAAGACGCCGACGCAATCCCACCACGGGATCGTCGGCGTTTTCCTGTTCCTGGACTTCCAGGATCCGGACGGTCAGCTTCTCGATCATCTCATCGGTCAGCATATCGTTCACCGTGGCCAAGATGATCGCATCCTCCAGGTGGTCCTTCGGGAACGGCTTCAGATCGCACTTCTTCCCGCGCTTTTTGTCCCCGCACTTGTAATATCGGTACACTTTCCCCAGCTTCCCGGTGCCGGCCTCTGCGCTGATCATCGAGCCGCAATACCCGCAGAACATTTTACAGCTCAGCAAATAGTTCACCTTCGCCCTCCCTGCCGCATTGTTGCGGCTCGTCTTAAAGTGCCGGGCAGCTTCCAGGAAGGTCGCCTGGTCGATGATCGGTTCCACGTTCAGCTTCACGTCCTGGATGTAGAACTCGCCCAGGTACTTCTCATTCCGCAGCATACGATAGACGACCGCATTGGAGACCGGCTTTCCGCGCCGGCCCATGATCCCACGGTCAGCGAACAGCTGGACGATGTCCCGGAGCTGGGCGCCTGCTATGTGCATTTTGAACGCCTCACGGACAGCAGCAGCCTCCCGCTCGTCAATGACGACGTGGCGCTGGGAGTCCACCTTGTAACCGATGGGCAGAGGCTGGCCGCAATACTGACCCTTCTTCGCGGTCTCCTTCATGCCTCTGATAACCTTCTGCCGCAGGTCGGCGGAGTAATACTCGGCCAGGCCCTCCAGCACGCTCTCCAGGATGATCCCCTCCGGGCCCTCCGGAACGCTCTCCCGAGCGTACATCAGCTTGACACCTGCCCGCTTCAAGGCCATTTTTCCCATAGCAATGTCCTGGCGATCCCGACCGAAGCGGTCGATCTTCCACACCAGGACGCAGTCGAAGCGGCCCTTCTCCGCGTCTCGCAGCATCCGCTGGAACTCGTCACGGCCGACGACGCTCTTGCCAGAGACGTGCCGGTCTGCATATATTTCTATGATGTCAATGCCGTGCTCCTCAGCATACTGCTGGCAGTCGGCAACCTGGCCCTCAATGGACTGCTCCGTCTGGTGCGGGCCTGGTGAATATCTCGCATAAATGACGCCGCGCATGGCACCGTCCTCCCTTCCCGGGGTCCTCCCGTTAAATGTGCAGGATCGCTCTGATCGCTGCCTGGGTCTCAGCTCCGGCGTGCCGGAAAGCCTTCAGCAGCTCCAGCTCCGCAGCAGTAACTTCAACGCAGGGGCCGGATGTGGGGTCGGTGTGATCCCCGGACAGCCGCGTGATTTTATCAGAATACCCCAGCAAATAGTTCATATCTACATTGAAAAAGTCCGCGATCACTTCCGCCGTCTCGAAATCGGGGCGGCGGTCTCCGCGTTCATACATATTGACAGCGCTCTTTGATATGCCAAGCTGGTCGGCCAGTCTGCTCTGAGACAGCTCCCGCTCCAGTCGTAATTTCTTAAAGATTTTTGCAAATTCAGCCATAAGAATGACCTCCCTTATTTAGATACTTTGATTATACACATAACGTGCAAAAATTTCAATTAAATTTTCACGAAATGCGCTTGACAGAGCACAATGCGTGTGCTATATTGTGAATGTGCACGAAACATGCACGCAAGAGACCCCACAACGACAGGAGGGCACACGATGAACACCTACAAGATTATTTTTACCCGCGAAAACGGGACCCAGGGCACCGACCACTTCACCGCCATCAACGAGCGCCAGGCCCGCAAAGACTTCGGCGAGTGCTACCGTCACAGCACGGCCACCATCATCAGCATAGAGCTGGCCAGCACCAATACCCCGGCCACCAAACAACAGGAGCGCGACACCCTGGAGAAGATCCGGAAGATGGTCGAGCAGCTGGGCCCGGACTCCTACCTGGCCACCGCCTTCGAGGGCTGCTTCGACCTGGCCGCTGAGAACATCGACAACGACTGGGCCTGCTCCATGGCTGACCGCGCCCGCAGCGCTGAGAAGCGCGTCGCAGAACTGGAGGACAAGCTGTCCGAGGCCGTGAAGGACTACGAGGCCGCCCATGCTGCCGCCCATGCGGTCGCCGAGGAAAAGGACGCCGAGATCGCAAGGCTGAAGGATCAGCTGAAGCAGACCCAGGAGACCGCCCGCTGGAATGGCCAGAGATGTGATGAGGAAGCAACCGCCGCTGGAGAGGCCCAGCGTCGTGCTGAGGCCGCCGAGGCCGAAGTCATCCAACTGAAGGCTAAGCTCTGCGACCTGCTGGTCGCCGGGAGGTAAAGGAGGACGGACTGATGGCTGCATATATGAGAAAGACGGGGATCCTCCCCGTCTGCACCAATAACGAGGCCCGGGCCTACTTCGCCGGCAAGGGCCTCACCTATGCCGACGTGACCGAGGGCGACATCCTCGCCCTGGTCATGCTGCTGAACAAGCACATCAAGAAGGCGAATAAGGACTGCGAGACCTCGATGGGCTCCATGTACCTGAGCCGCCGGATCGACCTCAAGCGGAAGACCAACGGCACCCTGATCAGCTGCTTCCTCTACGTCAACAGCCACTACTTCGAGCGCCGGGAGTGCATCAGTTTCAACGCTGACGGCTGGATCGGCTTCGCCGGCTGGGCTGACCAGGGCAACACCAACCCCATTTTACGAGCATTTATCGAGTGGTGCGACGCGCTCGCTGCCACCAAAGAAAAGGAGGACACACAACAATGACCCGCTTCAAGTATTATTCCAATTATCTCGCCTGCCTGCTGGGCACTTTGATCGCCTTCGAGCTCTGCTGGATCGGCGCCAAGTACGTCATCGAGGGCGAGGTAGTCCACACCTGCCTCGACCACTTCATCGCCGTGTGCGGATCGTTTTATATCACCCGTGACACCATGAAGATCTGGCTGAAGCTCCAGAAGAAGGTTCAGAAATAAGAAAGGAGGACAAGCATGAACAACAAAGTCATGGCTGAAAAGCTCAGAAAACTGAGAGGCAACAGGAGCCGCCAGGAAGTGGCTGAGGCCTGCGGCATCAGCGTCTCCGCTCTGGCTATGTACGAGGCCGGTGAGCGAGTCCCTCGCGACGAGATCAAGATCAAGCTGGCTAAATTCTACAACCGCAGCGTGAGCTATATTTTTTTTACGAATTAAGTGCACGTATCGTGCTCGATTTGAAGGAGGACACACATGGGAAGAAAGAACAGACAACGCAAGCCGGAGCCCTTCAAGTGCTGCGAGACCTGCGCCAATATGCAGCCGATAGGCGAAGGCGATCACATCTGTGACGCCTGCTGCAGCCACGATGGCAGCCCGACCGCTCTCGTCCTGGAGAGTTACATCCCGGCCGACGACTACTTCATCTGCGAAGGAAGCAGGTGGGCACCACAATGAGCGCCACAAACCGAGGCTGCGAGCGCAAGGCTTATGACTTCTATGCCACCCCGCCGGAAACCGTCCGGGCTTTCCTGGCCAACTTCGACGGCATCAGCTCCGGCGACCGCATCCTGGAGCCTTCTGCCGGCAACGGCCAGATCGTCAAAGTGCTGAGGGAAGGCGGATATGACAACCGGATCGACGCCGTGGAGCTGCGACCGGAGGAGCGGGGCGCCCTGGAAGCTCTGGCTGACAACGTCACAATCGGCAGCTTCTTCGACTACGAGCCCGACTGCGGCTACGACGTCATCATAGGCAACCCGCCCTACAGTCTGGCCCTGGACTTCATCAACAAGAGCCTGGAGCTGCTGCACCCTGGTGGCCTGCTGATCTTCCTGCTCCGGACGAACTTCCTGGAGAGCGAGAAGCGCTTCAAGTGGTGGCAGGAGCACCCGCTCAGCGGTCTCTACACCCTGCACAAGCGCCCCAGCTTCACCGGCCGAGGCACCGACGCCACCAGCTACTCCTGGTTTGTGTGGGAGCGGGGGGGACCGGCTGCATAGGTCATCAGACCATCAAAACCATCTAAGGAGGACAAGCGCATGGAAGACATTGACCTGACAATGCTGGCCCGCTCGGCCTACCGGGCGATCCTGAGAAGCGTGGAAACCGCAGAGGCTGAGGAGCCTGAGACTGTGAAGGAGGTGGTGCCTATGGCTGCACAAAAAGATTGAGCCCCGGAGCTAATGCCTCGGAGCCCAATAGAACACAGTCCCAGTATAACACAAACAAGGAGGAAATAAAAGCATGAAGATCACCGTCGAATTTGCAAACCTGAACGAGTTCAAGCAGTACATGGGCGTCGAGTCCCCGAACCTGCTCGCCCAGGCATCCAAGGAAACAGAGGACGCTCCTGCACCCGCTGAGACCGTCCAGGAGCCCCAGGAAGCACCGGAAGACCCTGCCCCTAAGAAGAACACCAAGAAGGTCGAAAAGGCCGCCCCTGCGGAAGCTGAGCCCTCTCCTGAGTCTGCTGACGAGGCTGCACCCGCTGCGCCCGCAGAAGTGACCGAGGACTTCCGCATCACCGTCCGCAAGCAGCTCGCGGCCCTCAACAAGAAGCGCGGCTACAACCGTGCGGCGGAACTCATCAACGAGCAGACCGGCAAGGGCAAGCTCACCGAAGTCGCACTTGCCGACCTGCCGAAGCTCATGGAAGCAGCAAAGGAGGAAACCAATGCCGACTAAGCACGCCCGCTGCTCCGCATCGGCCGCATACCGCTGGATCAACTGCCCCGGATCCGTCGCCCTGTCTGATCAGTGTCCGGATCCCGGCTCCAGCAGCTACGCCGACGAGGGAACAGTCGCCCACAGCCTGGCCGAGCTGAAGCTCCGCCACGTCCTGCATGAGATCACCGACGCCCAGTACAAGAAGCGCCTGGCCAAGATCCAGCAGGACGACTACTACAACGGCGAGATGGACGAGGCCACCGACTTCTATGTCGAGACCGTCCTGGAGGAGTTCGCCGCAGCCGGCGAAGGCGCCGAGCTGATGATCGAGCAGCGCCTCGATCTTTCCCAATGGATCCCGGAAGGCTTCGGCACTTCCGACGCCGTGATCATCGGCGGCAGCATGATCCAGGTCATCGACCTGAAGTACGGCAAAGGTATCAAGGTCGAGGCCAAGAACAACCCCCAGTTCCGCCTCTACGGCCTGGGCGCCGTCTCTCTGTTCGGCGATCTCTACGACTTCGACACCGTGAAGACCACCGTCGTCCAGCCCCGCCTCGATCACGTTGACAGCGAGGTCGTCATCCTGAAGGAGCTGTTGCTCTGGGGCGAGGAGGAAGTCGCGCCCCGCGCCATCATGGCCATGGAGGGCTCCGACTACTTTGTGGCCGGCGACTGGTGCCGCTTCTGCCCGGCGAAGGCTCGCTGCCGCAAGCGTGCCGAGTTCAACCTGGATCTGGCCCGGATGGAGTTCCAGAAGCCCCCGCTGCTCTCCAGCGAGGAGATCGGCGAAGTGCTGGCCAAGGCCGAGCACCTGAAGAAGTGGGCCGAGGAAGTCAGCGCCTACGCTCTGGAGCAGGCCCTGGCCGGTGAGCACTACGACGGCTGGAAGCTGGTCGAAGGCCGCAGCAATCGCAAGTACGCAGACGAGATCCAGGTGGCCGACAAGCTGAAGGCTGCCGGCTTCGACGAGGCAATGCTCTACCAGCGCAAGCTCTACGGCATCACCGAGATGGAGAAGCTCGTCGGCAAGAAGAAGCTGGCCGCCACTCTGGGCGACCTGCTGATCAAACCCGCAGGCAAGCCGGTCCTCGTGCCGGAGTCTGATAAACGCGAAGCCATCAACACAACCGAAGCGGCTCAGGCCGACTTCACCACCGGCGACGACGAGGTCGCGCCGTTCTAAATTAAGGAGGATTATAAAATGTCTACTACCAAAGTTATCACCGGAAAAGTTCGTTTCAGCTATGTGAACATCTTCAAGAGCCGCGCCTTCCAGGCTGGCCAGGACGCCAAGTACAGCGTGTGCCTGCTGATCCCTAAAGAGGACAAGGCCACCATCAAGAAGATCAAGGCAGCCATCGACGCAGCTGTCCAGGACGGCATCAGCTCCAAGTGGGGCGGCAAGAAGCCCGCTAACCTGAAGCAGCCTCTGCGCGACGGCGACGCCGAGCGTGCCGATGAGGCTCCTGAGTACGAGGGTATGTACTTCCTCAACTGCAACAGCACCCAGAAGCCCGGCATCGTGGACAAGGATCTGAACGAGATCCTGGACCCCGACGAGGTCTACTCCGGCTGCTGGGGCCGCGCCTCCATCAACTTCTTCCCCTTCAACACCAACGGCAACAAGGGTGTCGGCGTCGGCCTGAATAACATCCAGAAGCTGAAGGACGACGACCGCCTGGGCGCTGCCCGTGCTTCTGCCGAGTCCGACTTCGGCGGCGACGACTTCGAGGACGACGAGGACTTCTAAGGAGGACATACAGATGCACCGAGTTATGGGCGTGGATATAGAAACCTATAGCTCCGTGGACCTGGCCGAGGCGGGCGTCTACGCCTACGTGGAGGCGCCCGACTTCGACATCCTGCTCATCTCGTACATCTTCGACGACTGGGGCGAGGACGACGTCAAGACCATCGACTGCTTCGATGCTGATCCTGACATGATGGCCGAGTTCTGCGAGGCCCTCCTCGATCCCCAGATCGTCAAGACCGCCTTCAACGCGAACTTCGAGCGCACCTGTCTGGCCAAGTGGCTCCAGAAGCCCATGCCGCCGGAGGAGTGGCGCTGCACGATGGTCAAGGCGCTGACGCTGGGCCTGCCGGGCAATCTGGCAGGCGCCGGCGAGGCGCTGGGCCTTCCTCCCGAGAAGCTGAAGGACCCCCAGGGCAAGGCTCTGATCCAGTTCTTCTCGAAGCCGTGCAAGCCGACCCGGACCAACGGCCAGAGGACGCGCAACCTCCCACAGCATGACCCGGCCAAGTGGCAACTCTACAAGAGCTACAACCGGCAGGACGTTGTGACCGAGCAGGAGATCCTACGGAAGCTATCCATCTACAAGACACCGGAGTCAGAGCAGGAGCTCTGGGCTCTGGACCAACACATGAACGACAACGGCGTGGCGCTCGACATCCCCATGGTCGAGAAAATCGTCGAATATGACACCCGGCGCCGGCAGGAGCTCCAGGAAGAAGCCCAGGAGCTCACCGGGCTGAAAAACCCAAACAGCCTGGCCCAGCTGAAGCGCTGGCTCGCAGAGCGGGGCGTGGAGATGACCAGCGTCACCAAGGACACCATCACCGAAGCGCTGCGAGATCCGGATCTCCCGGACATCGTCCGGAGAGTGCTGGAGATCCGCACCGCCCTGGGCAAGACCAGCGTGGCCAAGTACAGCACGATGCTGGTGGCGCACTGCCAGGATCACCGGCTGCGAGGCATCCTTCAGTTCTACGGCGCCAACCGCTCCGGACGCTGGGCCGGCCGTCTGGTGCAGACGCACAACCTGGCCAAGAACACGCTGCCGGATCTGGCCCTGGCCCGCGAGCTGGCGGCCGAGGGAGACTTCGAGACCATGGGCACGCTGTTCGGAGAGACGGCCTTCGTCTTCTCCGAGCTGATCCGAACGGCCTTCATCCCATCAGAAGGCTGCCGCTTCGTTGTCTCTGACTTCTCGGCCATCGAGGCCCGCGTGCTGGCGTGGATCGCCGGCGAGGAATGGACCCTGGAGGCTTTCCGGCAGGGCAAGGACATCTATTGCGAGACCGCCTCCATGATGTACCACGTGCCCGTGGAAAAGCACGGAGCCAACAGCCACCTCCGCCAAAAAGGAAAGGTCGCAGTTCTGGCCTGCGGCTACCAAGGCGGCGTCGGCGCCATGAAGCGCATGGACAAAGGCGGCACCATCCCGGAGGACGAGCTCCAGAGCGTCGTGGACCAGTGGCGGGGGGCCAACCCCAGCGTGGTGAAGCTCTGGCGCAACTGCGAGATGGCGGCCAGGACAGTCATCGAAGAACACCGCACCGTCCGACTGAAGAACGGCATCGCCTTCGGCTACATCAACGGCAACCTGTTCATCAAGCTGCCCAGCGGCCGGAAGCTCTGCTACTGGAACACCCACCTGAAGATGGACCCGAGGGACGGCCGCGAGCACATCGTCTACATGGGAGTCAATCAGGAAACCAAGCAATGGGGAGAGACTGAGACCTACGGCGGCAAGCTGGTCGAGAACATCACCCAAGCCATCGCCAGAGACTGCCTGGCCATATCCATGCAGAGGGTCGCAGCTCTGGGCTATAACATCGTGATGCACGTCCATGACGAGATGATCGTTGACGTGCCAATCGAAGACACCGACGCGCTGGAGCGGATCAACGCCTGCATGGGCGAGGCGATCCCCTGGGCGCCCGGTTTACCACTACGGGGCGACGGCTACGAGACCCCGTTCTACATGAAAGACTAAGGAGGACACACAAATGAAAATTAACCGCACCATGACCATCGAAACCAACGAGATCCAGATCGGCGACCGCATCCAGGTCGGCCACTATACCGCCACCTGCCAGGCTCTGCCTGGCGAAGGCCTGGCTCTTTTCCTTCTGGACCAGTATCTCGACAAGGCCATGCAGATGAACGAGAAGAACACCAACAAGGGCGGCTACCAGGAGAGCGATCTCCGCGAGGAGCTCAACAGCGAGAAGATTCTGAAGAACTTCACTGGTCTGGAGCTGGCGCCCTTCGACAACGGCGATCTGCTCCGTCTGCCGTTCTACGGCGAGATGTTCGGGCACGATGACTGGTACAACTCCGGCGCCGTGGAGCCTGACGACTGCGAGCAGTGGCCTCTGATGAAGGAACGCGCCAATCGCGTCGCCGAACGCAAGGGCGAAAGCTACGAGTGGGGATGGCTCCAGAACAAGTACGTCCGGTCGGCGACGGATTTCTGCGGTGTCGACGACGACGGTGGTGCCGACGGCTGGGGCGCCTCCGGCTCCGTCGGCGTCCCCCCCGCTTTCCCTGTC